TTATGAAAGCTGTTGACGGTGATAAACAAGAAGAAACAAATGTTGTTACATTATATTCTGAACATGAACAAGAAGATGTTAAAGAATGGACACAAAGTAGAATTGACACATTAGCTGAAACACACAGAGCAGAACTTGAAGCAGAGTTAAAACGAAGATTGGAGAAAGCATAATATGAGTAATGCACGAAACCTTGCTAATCTTTTAGGAACTGGAACTACTATATCTACCAGTAAATTAGGACTTACATATTCTAATGGTTCAGCTACACAAGATGGCACTGCAAACAACACTACTTATGATATGGTTACTGGTCTTACAATACCAGCTAAAGCATTAATAATTGTTTCTTTTGATTTCGCAGCAAAATCTGGAGAAAATGGAGCTGTAGGTTCTAATGCTACTTGTGCAGTACATATTACAGATTCAAGTAATTCTCCAGTAGGTGGTTTGGGTGGTACTTTTATGTCAAATGAAAATCCAATGGCTGGATATAGAAATGTTTATAATACAACATCATACTTTAATGAAACTGGTTCTGACCTTACAAGTCACAAAATAAGAGTACAGCAATATGATGATGGTGCTTTTAATTCATCATTAGTAACAGTTAAATATAGAATTATAGGATTTGGTTGATGCAAATAACTTGGGAAATGATTTTACATATTTATAAAGATGCCATTCCTAGTGATGGATATATAAATTGCGATAAAGATAAAAACTACACACTTGTTTGGACAAGTGAAAGATATACAGAACCTACAACTAAACAATTAGAAGATGCAAAAACAGAGATGGATAAGTTATAACAAGTGGACCCTGTAACTGCTCTCGCGACAGCTTCAACTGCATTTAATTTAATAAAAAAAGGATTCCAAGCTGGGCGTGATGTAGAATCTATGTATGGAGATATCGGAAAATGGCTTGGTGCTGTGTCTGATGTCAACCATGCAGAGAAGATGTCAAAGAATCCACCACTCTTTAAGAAATTATTTTTAGGTTCAACAGTAGAACAGGAAGCAATGGACGCTTTTGCTGCTAAAAAAAAGGCAGAAGCTATGGAAGAAGAACTGCGTAACTGGATTAATTTAACGCATGGTCCTAACGCATGGTCTGATTTACTAAAGATGCAAGCCAAGATAAGAAAGCAAAGACAAGAACAGTTATATGCACAACAAGAATTTAGAACAAAAGTTTTTAATATTGTTGGTATTATATTTCTTTGTACTATTGTAGGTGGATTAATTATGTGGATTGGATATTTATTTTATCAAAAACGAATGGGTGAACTATGACACGAATGACTAAAATTGTAGAAGATTGGACACACGCTATCGATTCTTTCAAGATAATACCAAGAGGTTTGATACTACTTTATATGTATCTTACATACAAAACTGTCTTTTGGTATATGGGTTTGGAGTCACCATCACTTGAACAGAGTGGTATGGTGTCAGTATTGACAAGTGCAAACGCTGTTGCTATGGGTTTATTTATGGGTAGGTCTAATTGACATGGTTATTAATTGTTTTTCTTTCAGGCACAGTTCAGGAATCGGTGTACTACAGTGATTTGGATTCGTGTCTTAGAGTTGCATCAAAGATTAGGTCACAGAACTTGGACCCATCACTCGCTGGAGATAGCAAGATATGGGTCAAGGCTTACTGTGTACCTAAAAGCCTTCCTAAAAAGGAGTAGTAAATGTTTGCTAGTATCATAGGTCCAATAAGTTCTTTAGCTGGTACTTGGTTACAAGGTCGAGTAGATAAAGCAAGAGCAGAAACAGAAGTCAAAGTAGCTAGAGCTAAAGCTGAAGCAAAAGTTTATGAAACAGAAGCTACAAGTTCTATGTTAATGGAACAGAATCTTACAAGCCAAATGGCTGGAAGCTGGAAAGATGAAGCGTGGACAATTTTTTTTATCGCAGTTCTCACAGCATCTTTCACACCCTACACACAGGATTATGTTAAAGAAGGATTTATATTCCTTGACCTACATACACCCACATGGTTTCATCATTGTTTATATATATCTATAGGTGCATCATTCGGTTATAGATTTGGTAAACAAGGACTACAGATTATGAATCAAAGGAAGAAGTAATGGCTACACCTTTATGGCAAAGAAAAGCTGGTAAGAATCCAGAAGGTGGATTGAATGAAGCTGGTCGTAGGTCTTACAATGCTAAAGGTGGTAACTTAAAACCACCAGTATCTAAAGCTCAAGCAAAGAAAAGTCCAGCATCTGCCAAACGAAGAAAAAGTTTTTGTGCTAGAATGAGAGGTATGAAAAAGAAATTGACTTCTGCTAAAACAGCAAACAATCCTAATAGCAGAATCAATAAGTCACTTAGAAAATGGGATTGTTAAAGGAGATATATTATGCCAATGGGTAAAGGAACATATGGTTCACAAAAAGGTAGACCATCAAATGACCAAAAGTTATCAGGCAAACAAAAGAATTTACCTGATGCACTAAAGAAAAAGATTATTGCTTCTAAAAAAAGAAAGATGAAGAATGGCAGTAAATGAAGCTGGTAACTATACTAAGCCTACTATGCGAAAAAGAATTTTTAATCGTATAAAGGCTGGTACAAAAGGTGGCAAAGCTGGACAGTGGTCTGCTCGTAAAGCACAGATGTTAGCTCGTGAATACAAAGCTAAAGGTGGGGGTTACACAAATTGAAAGCACCACAAAAAAGTTTATTTGATTGGGGTAAACAAAAGTGGCGCACCAAGTCTGGCAAACCCAGCACTCAAGGACCCAATGCAACAGGCGAAAGATATTTACCTAGCTCTGCTATCGCATCTCTATCAGCTTCTGAGTATGCTCGTACATCTCGTAAGAAAAGAGAAGACACTCGCAAAGGTAAACAATTTTCTAAACAGCCAAAGAACATAGCAAAGAAAACTAAAAGGCATAGATAATGGATTTAGTAGATACAATAAAAAAACATGAGGGTTGTCGTCTTGATATGTACAAAGATACAGTAGGCGTATGGACAATCGGTTACGGACATAACTTGGAAGAAGGCATTGACCAAGAAACAGCAGACTTTATTCTTGCTCGTGACTTGGAAAAACATTCTCAAGAGTTAGATAAGCATAAACCTTTTTGGCGAGAGCTACCTGACAACGTACAAATTGTAATTTTGTCTATGCAATTCAACATGGGCTGGAATAGATTTAGTAAATTTTTAAAGTTTTGGAAAGCAATAGAAGAAAAAGATATGCACACCGCATCAAAAGAGATGGAAAACAGCCGTTGGTGGGGTCAAGTTAAATCACGAGGACCAGAGCTACGAGAGCTATTACTAAAAAAATAGGGGTATAAACATACACGGACGTACCTTTACACCCCTCTGAGGGTCTTTATATCAAACTTTTTTTTGCTTCATTCCTGTCCACAGGCTTATTTTTCTGGAAAGCCATGTAAAAAACGGAACTCGCTTTATTTTCTCCTCTGAAGTATGTACTTCGGTAGGAATTTTTTTTTTAGGTGGTCGTCCTCTTTTTGATTTCAAACTTTTTTGCATATAAATCTCCAATAAGTTTAATAACTTTTTGTTTTTTTAAAATAGTTCTATACATTTCACCATTCATACTAGCTAATATTTCTTTTCCTATCAACAGATAGTCAATTCTAGTAGGGCGCATTAGTATTTCCTTTTAAAAAGATGACCAGCAGGACGCTTACGAGCAAGCAAAGCTTCTTCGTCAGACCAGCATCTGTCTTTTACAGGAAGAGTGCCGTATTGATTAAACACTCTTCCATATCTATCCCAATCTTCTGCACGAGGGTCATCTTCGTACAGAGCAACAGAGACTTTGTTTTTATTTTTGTGGACAACTTTGTTATCCCAAGTAGTTATTTGTCTTGGCATATTACCTCCTCAAGTATTTACCTATTTATTATGCAACTTTGAACAGAATTGTCTATGTAAAACTTTCAATGCTGTCTTCATTAGTTGAGTTTTAGTTATCGTTAATTGCATTTCTTCTAAATAATATTTTTGCAATTCGTCTACCATCTTCAAATCATTAGAATCAAATGGAACTTGCAGACTATAGTTTTTCTTTTTACCAATCATACTCAACGTCCTTTCCCTCACTCTTCTTTAAATCGCTAGCCATCTTGTCTAACTCTTTACCAAATGGAATTTCATCATCAAGGTCATTAGTATTTACTTCTGGAACTGTGATACGAAACTGTAGATATTTCATGTCACCTTTCATAGATTCCCAACAAGCAATACGCTTGTCAAACATCTCAAGTTTACCAGTGAAGTGTGGCTTCTTGTCATTAGGTTCTTTGTAACTGTTGGTAAATATTGCACCAGCTTTTACATACACACCCATGAAAGGTTTGCCATCACGAGATTCATCTTGGATAATAGCAACATTGACAGGCTTGTTATCAATTTCACCATTACCTTGAAAGATTAGTTTTTGTTTTCCTCTTGGTGGGAAAACTGCACCACGATTATTATTATCATATTCCATTATCTT